ATGTTAGGAGAATAATGGCTAAGGTAGAAGAGTATCAACAAATGATGGCGTGGTTAACTCGTCCAAAATCCAAGTTCCAAGAACCACGGATCATGGACCAAGCAGCTTTAGTAGATGATTTAGAACCGGGTAGCCTTAAAGATGAAATGTTAAAAGACTTCGACCCTTCTCAAGAAACATACGAAGAGTACTTACAAAGAAAAAATTTAGAAAGACCATTTAACATGAATCAAGGTGGACGGATCGGGTTTGAGCCAGGTGGATCAGCTTTAAAAAAAGCAGGGTTTGATCCTGATAGGTTATTGAGTGAAATGACTGATGATGAAAAATATAATTTTACGAAATATCTAAACGAACAAGCAAAACAAAAAAGAGCTCAAGAACTAACAGAAAAATATAACTTACCAAAACAAAAACTAGAAGGAGTTTTAAAAGATTATACAATTTATGGAGAAGAATCATTAGACGCTTTAACGAAAAGTATGTTTGAAGGCAAAAAATACTTTGAGTTAGGAACTAAAGATAGAACCGCAGTTAAAAGAAAATTTAGAAATAAAATAAAAGATGTAGCTGAAGGAAAAACTAATTTTTCTGGCGGACCTGAATTTACAAGATTATACAACGAAGCTTTAAACAATGACCCTAATGTTAGAGGCAGAGATTTAGACCAAATTCCTGAAGGTAAATTAACACAAGCTAAAACTATGGCGGCTGAAGATGCGTTGAGTAAACTTCCTGCGGGGAATAGAAAGTTTATAGTAGCAAATGTTGATATAACTTTAAGAGATGTAGACACTACTGGAGGAATTCCAAAATTTAAACATGGTATTGATATATCTACGCCGGAAGGTAAGTTTTTGGCATATCAATATGGCGAAGGACCTGAAGGTAAATTGAAGCAATTTGTAGATGATGTAACAGAATTTTATAAATTACCTAGAGGAACGGGTGGTGGAGAATTTTCTTACGCTAGAGAAGCAGGTTTATCTATTAAAGATCTTCAAAAGAAATATTTTCCTGATCTTGGGACAAAACGTGTTGAACAATTAGTAACAAATGTAAAAAATAAATATAAAATTCCAGACCACCCTACAATTAAAGAATATGAAAAAATTTATGGAAGAGGGGGTAAAAAAAAAGAAACACCTAGTCAAAAAGCAAGAAGAAAACTGGATCCTGAAGGAGTTAAAATTTCTAAAATAAATCCTTTAAAAAGAAGGTCTGGATGGGATATAGCACACAGTCTTAAAGCAGGTATACTAGATCCTGATAAACCAGGACCGCAGTTAAAAAAAGAAACTGCAGATACACTGTATCCTTTGAAACAAGAATTAAACAGAGAAAGAATAGCACTTTCTAAACATACTGCTGCTGAAAATGCATTAACAAAAATTCATAACGACAGAATGAAATTGATGGAACAGGTAGAAGGCGATAACTTTAGAGTTATTCCTGGTAAAGAAAGGGAGTTTGCTGAACTACAAGCTAAAGGAAAAAAAATAGCAAGAGAATTTTCTTACACTGATGAATTATTCGGTACTAAATTTAAAGGTTTGCCAGGCACACAACAACAAGTAAGGGGAACAGTAAATTTTCAAATTTTTAACCCTGATGAAAAAGGAATATACAAACCAGAAAACACAACACTTGTCGGAGGAGATACTGAAAAATCTTTAGCGAAAGGATTGAGAAAAACAGAGATAGCTAAAAAAGATATTAAAAAATTAACTAAACCAGAATTAAAAAAATTTACTGCCAATGCAATTCAAATATTTAAAGATAATGGTATTTTGTGTACTAAAGGTGTTGGTGGTCAGTGTAATTCAATTGCTGATTACAGAAAAAGTTTCAACGAATTAGTAGAAAAAGCAGCTGCAGGAGATAAACCAGCTGTAAGTAAAATGGATAAGTTTATAAAAGGAATGAGAAAAGTGAAGGGTGCTGCTAAGTGGACTGGTTATGGTTTGTTAGCTGAAGCAGGTTTTATGCTTCCATTTGCAGTTGGTGATTATGCTGCTGGTAAAAAATGGTCAAGAATTATTGGTAATGCAACTGATTATGGTTTTGGTCCAATATTTGGTCAATCAGAACAAGAAGAATTTGAAGCAGCTCTTACTCCAGGATCAGCTGCACCACAAGCAGAAAATGTTATGGAACTTGGAGAAAAATTAACTAAAATGGAACAACAAAAAGTTAATCCTGGTTATGGAAGAGTGGGTTATCGTAAAAGAGCAGAAGATGCTAGGCAAAATGTTTATGATGATACATTAGATCAATATTTGTTAAACATACAACCATTTATAAGACCAAATCCTCAATTAGAAGCAGGACAGTTTTATGATCAAGGTTTAATGGATAAAGCTATGCAAGAAGGAGCCGCAGCAAAAGAAAAAATAAGACAAGAAGATTTAATAAGAAAACAACAAAGAGATATAGGAATGCCAATGGATTTTATGGCAGCAGGCGGCGGAATAGCTTCAATCAGAAGACCCAATGCAATTCCACCTGAATCAGGGCCTAATCCACAGGGGTTGCCTTCAATGTATAATCGTGTTAAAAGAATATAGGAGAATTTAAATGGCAGAAATAGATAAAGGTCTCCCAAACATAAAACGACCAGAAGATGAAGAAGTTGCAGAATCTGTTGTCGATGTTTTGGAAGAAGACACACCAAAAGGTCCCGTTGAAGTTACAGAAGACGAAGAAGGGGCAACAATTGATTTTGATCCAAATGCAATGCCTACACCTGAACAAGGTGATCACTTTGCAAACTTAAATGATTTATTACCAGAAGATATTACGGATCCAATCGCTAATAGATTAGAAGGTGATTACAGAGAATACAAAGCTTCTCGTTCAGATTGGGAAAGAGCTTACATTGTTGGTTTAGATCTGTTAGGGTTTAAATATGAAAATAGAACGGAACCTTTTCAAGGCGCGTCGGGGGCGACTCACCCGGTTCTTGCTGAAGCTGTTACTCAGTTTCAGGCGCTCGCTTATAAAGAGTTACTCCCAGCTGATGGACCAGTAAGAACACAAGTCATGGGTGCAACAAACCCTATGAAAGAACAACAGTCTCAGCGTGTTAAAGATTTCATGAACTATCAGTTGATGGATCAAATGAAAGAATATGAACCTGAGTTTGATCAAATGTTATTTTATTTACCTCTTGCAGGATCAACATTTAAAAAAGTTTATTACGATGATTTATTAGGTAGAGCTGTTTCTAAATTTGTACCAGCTGATGATTTAATCGTGCCATACACAGCAACATCACTACAAGATGCAACTTCTGTTTGTCATGTTATTAAAATGTCAGAAAATGATTTACGTAAACAACAAGTTAATGGTTTTTATTCTGATATAGAATTAAATAAACCAGTTGATGCAAATACAAATCAATTAAAACAAAAAGAATTAGAATTAGAAGGTTTAACTAAATCACAAAGAGTTGAACCTATGTATACATTATTAGAATTCCACGTAGACCTTGACTTAGAAGGTTTTGAAGACGTTGGCGCCGATGGCGAACCAACAGGAATAAAATTACCTTACATCGTTACAATCGAGCAAGGTAGTCGGAAAGTTTTGTCGATAAGACGAAACTTCGCGCCCAATGATCCATTGAAAAATAAGATCCAATATTTCGTCCATTTTAAATTTCTGCCAGGACTTGGATTTTATGGCCTTGGACTCATTCATATGATTGGCGGATTGAGCCGTACTGCAACTGCGGCTCTCCGTCAGTTATTAGACGCGGGAACATTATCAAATCTTCCGGCAGGATTTAAACAAAGAGGTGTCAGAGTAAAAGATGATGCTGCAAACATACAACCGGGTGAATTTAAAGATGTAGATACACCAGGAGGAAACTTAAAAGATGCATTTGTATTCTTACCGTATAAGGAACCTTCTGCTACATTATTGCAATTGATGGGAATAGTCGTTCAAGCAGGACAAAGATTCGCGTCGATTGCTGACATGCAAGTCGGTGACGGGAACCAACAGGCTGCTGTTGGTACGACTGTGGCCTTATTAGAGCGTGGCTCTCGGGTGATGTCAGCAATCCATAAGAGACTGTATGT